CTCCCGGGATCTTGATGATGAAATTGAAGTTGCGTCAATTGAGGACGCTATTATTAAGGATGAGGCTGAGCGAAAATCGTTATCGCGCCAGTGTCTGTTTGAGTTTCGCTTAGCAAAAAATTTAGCGAAGGAAGATAGACGCGCTTTCTTGTCGCATCAACGTGCGAAACGGCGTGGTATTGTGACTGAAGCGGGCACTGATTATACGCGACTTCTCTTAGGCACCCTTGATGTTCGGGGGAAACCTGCTCCGTACTCTTTAAATGGCTTGCTTGGGATGTTGTCGCCCTTTGGACAACACCCTCTTCTTATGGATATTGGTGGGCCTTGGATTAATGCGATTTACCTGTGTTATAAGGCCGAGTCTCTAGTTGACATTTACTCGGCCTTATATACTCTGAGGCCGCATATCCATAATTTTGATTGGATGCATGTCTTTGGGGATCTTATTAAGGACACTCTATATAATTATTTTGGATCGCGACGGCGAACTGAGGCGTATTCTGATCGCCTAGAGGAGCTGAAGAGTTTCTTGGTGTCGTCTATAACTGGCGACGTTGGTCGTATTTGTCGTGATTTGTTGTTGGCGATGGCTAGTCACAAAATTTTTGGGAAGAGCACGGCCCAAGGGCTATATAATTTCTTCGGTAAGCCTACGAAGATGTCAATTTTGGAGCTCATAAATTTGGCTGCGGATTCCGTTATATCATTGATACGATTTGGTGAGGGCTATTTTCAAGGTCTACCAATCTCGGAATTATTTCGCACCAGTAATCCTGTTGATGCCGCGATTGTGGAGGCTCGTACCTTATTGAGCTTTAATGGACGCATCATTTTCGGGCTGCCCGTCGAGGAACATATGGCGGCACGTGAGTTTATATTGCGTGCGGATCCCGTACTTCAGATTTTTAAGGACTATAAATCTTGTCTTAATCCATACGCTTTGTGCCATGAGACCATTGAGAAATTGAAACCTAAACTTCTTGATTTGCGTACCACAGCCATGAACATGATGGGGGGAGGCGATCGTCTTACCCCTTTTGGTATTGTGTTGCATGGCGATCCAGGTATAGGCAAGAGTAAATTCCTATATTTTATATGTGATATACTAGCGCGTGTTATGGGGAGGAAATTTAATCCCAATCAGATCTTTCCGCGCGTTGTTACTAGTGAGTATTGGGAACAGTATCATCCACTCGCCCATCCGGTTGTACACTACTCCGAACTTGGCAATATAACTAAGCAAGCCGCCAATAATCGGGGGGATCCTGCGGTAGTGGAAGCGTCCTCGCTGGTCGATGGCGTGAAGTTTACACCGAATAAGGCGTTTGGGGAGAAAGGAAAAGACCCTGCACTTCCCGAGTTGGTCATAATAGACAATAATAATCCCTTTATGAATCTTGACCAACTCGTTTGTAATGAGGCTGCGTATCGTCGCAGATTTCGATTCATAGAAATTATTGTCAAGGGCCAGTATCGTACGTCCGGCACATCTGCGCTGAATTCGGCCTTGTCTCTTGCTGACCCTGAGGATCAGTTTAAGATGGATCGTTGGCGTATAAAATACGTTACATATACGCCTATGAGTAAGAATACGTGGAAGGAAAATGTATTTATGGATGGCGGCGCTGATGATGATATCTTTAAGTTTACACGAATTCTGGAGTTGGAGATGAA